TTAGATACGGAAAGTTGGGCAAGTTGGTTATATGATTTTTACGATGATATAGTAAGAGATGATCCTGAAAATTACGACATTCCATTAGAACTTTCCCAACAACAAATGAGACAGGTCCAACAACTTCAGGTAACCTTAGACTCTTTAAATAAAAGATTGGAAAATGAAGATTTACCTGATGATCAATATGAAGCTCTTGAGTTAAAAATTGAAGGTTTAGAAGAAACAATAGAAGAAATCAAAGAAGATCCCCAAGGTGGTTATGACGAAAGTGCAATAGAAAACGAAATAAATGATAGAGTTAGTGAATGGGAAGACGACATAAAAGATTTTATAAGTCACTACGGTTATGATAAAACCTTTATTATGGATTTTATTGACACTGATAGTATTGTAAATACGGTAGTTAGTTCAGATGGATATGGATCATTACTTAACTCTTATGATGGTGATCACGAGACATATGATATAAATGGAACGGAGTATTATGTCATGAGAGTATCATAGACCTTTATTTCTTTATATATTTGTCTTATGTTTCAAATGAATGGCACGAAGAAATAAAATAGAGTTTTTATTGAACACCGATTGGATGTTTGAAAAACCAATTGATCGAGAATACAAAGAATACAAACTACTTTCTTACTTTCAAAAAATGGGAGACAGACTTGATAAATTGGAATTGTATCCAGGTTTTATTGAACTTTCATTGCATTTAATGAACGTTCAGGCACTCATGAGAGATCATAAAATAATTTATACCGACAAAAAACTTACCAATATTGATGATGAGATAATGGTTAAAGATCTCAAGTTCAAAGAAATACCACAAATGTCCAAACAAGAATCCCAAGAGTTTAGAAAAATTTTAATGTATTCTGCACCAAGAATAATGGAATATTTCAGTATCGCAAAATCTGTATGGACCATAGTCTTTGATTCTTTGGATATGAAAATAAAAAGAAACAAAAAAAATATTCTACACCCAAAAGGTTTTTTTTATTTTGTTGATCATAAAAAAAATCATTATGTATGGGAATATATCATTAAAAAAGAAACAAAATATAATCCTCAACAAATGACCAAAGTTAAATTAATTTATCAAGATCAAATTAACGAATTGACAATACCAAAAATTATAAATAACTTTTCTACGTTTGAGAGTGTTGATAAAAAAACTGGACCAATATTTTTAATGACATCAAAAGACATTTTTCCTATTAACGAAACTTTGCTTCCTATGTTTAAAAGAAGAATTTCTGGAATCATTTCTCAAACAAAAAAATACGAACAAATAACACAATAAAAATAACATGAAAATTAAACTAGAATACATTTGGTTAGACGGGTATAAACCAGAACCAAACCTCAGAAGCAAAGTTAAAATTGTCAAATACGATGAAGTTAAAAATTCGTTTTTAGATGGCAACTTTCCAATATGGAACTTTGATGGATCATCAACAAATCAAGCCGATACAGGAAACTCAGATTGTTTATTAAACCCCGTCAGACACTATATTCCACAAACTTTTCCACTAGAAAACAATACCGTTTATGTTTTGTGTGAGGTATTAAACCCTGATGGTACACCACATGAAACAAATAAAAGATCCGAAATTGGTGAAGGTTTCGAGGATCTTTGGTTTGGTTTTGAACAAGAATATTTTATTCGTGAAGAAATAAATGGAAGTATTTTGGGCCATAAAAGAAATATTCTTAAAGGTCAAGGTGAATACTATTGTGGTGTTGGACATAATGTGGTAGGTAGGTCATTTGTGGACGAACATTTGAATATGTGTTTAAATTATGGAATCAATATTACCGGTATAAACGCAGAAGTTGCATTAGGTCAATGGGAATATCAAGTATTTTCGGAAGGAAAACATAAAGGGGGGGACGATCTTTGGATGACAAGGTACTTACTCTATAAAGTTTCAGAGAAATATGGATATCATATTGAACTGCATCCGAAACCTTTAACTCATGGTGAATGGAACGGATCGGGGATGCACACAAACTTTTCAACAGATAAAATGAGAAATGAACGAGACGAAAAATATTTTATGGCACTATTTAATGCATTTGAATCAAGACACCAAGATCATATTAGGGCTTATGGATCACAAAACCATTTGAGACTTACAGGTCAATTCGAGACACAATCAATTGATAAGTTTAGTTGGGGTGTGTCTGATCGTGGAGCATCAATCAGGGTACCACAGGGCACGGCAAACGAATGGAAAGGTTATGTTGAAGATAGAAGACCAGGATCAAATGCGGACCCATACAAAATTATTTCTGAAATTGTAAAGTCACTTAACACAACGCACCAAATTTACGAAATGAAAAATATGATGAATTCACATGTTGATCTCAAATCATTAGAAGGAAAATATGGGACAAAATCCAACGATGAGTTATTAAAAGAATACAGAGAGGAGGAATGATTGAACAAATAAACCATCCAGATCATTACGGAGGAAAAAATAATTATTACGAAGCAATCAAAGTGATAGATGCTTGGGGATTGGGATTTAGTTTGGGAAACACAATAAAATATATTAGTCGTGCAGGAAAAAAAGGAAAAAACAAGGAACTCGAAGACCTTAGAAAAGCAAAATGGTATCTCGAACACCACATTCAACAACTCGAGAAAAGGATTTGATCGAGAGATTACAGTTTTAGACGCACTTACAACACCAAACGAATTGATGAGAGAAACTCTTATTAATTTCATGTGGGGGTTCCTTGGAAATTCAATAGTTGTATTTGTTGCTAAAGAGTTAGATCTTTTAGTTTTGATCAATTATATTGTTTATTACATCCTAATTTCTTATATTGTGAATAGAAAAAAATATGACACAATTCTTGGAAAGTTCATTGTGTTGCCGGGTTCTGCAGCGGCAGGGGCTTTCACAGGATATAAAGTTGCTCAACTGTTAGTGAATGTGGTATGAAACATTTTTACAGAATAATATTAATGACACTTGTCATTTTTTGGTTAGGTTTTACTTGGAAATTGGTGTGCGAATTAATAAAAATAATATTTTGAAAAATGATAGAAACAGGAAAAATTATAAATGGAGATTGTGTTGAGGTAATGAAAACCTTACCTGAAGGATCAATTGATTTGGTGGTCACAAGTTGTCCATATGGTGTTGGTATTGATTATGATGTCTATGAAGATGATGTTGAATTTGAAGACTATAAAATATTCAGTCGTGACTGGTTAACAGAAACATATAGAGTATTAAAAGATGACGGAAGAATCGCACTTAACATTCCTTACGAGATTAACCGTCAAAAGAAAGGTGGTCGTATATTTTTTGTTTCAGAGATTTGGCAAATCATGAAAAAGATTGGTTATGGTTTTTTTGGTATTATTGATTTAGAGGAACAATCACCACATAGAAGTAAAACTACAGCTTGGGGATCGTGGATGAGTCCCAGCGGACCTTACATTTATAACCCGAAGGAGTGTATAATATTAGCATACAAAAACAAACACATCAAGAAAGTAAAAGGACAACCTGAGTGGACTGGTGAGTTAACTGAAATTGAAAATCAGGATGGGACTAAAAGAAAAAAAATGGTTTATAGTGAGAATGATAAAAAAGAATTTATGGAACTTGTGTTTGGTCAGTGGAATTATTTTGCTGATACCAAGTCTTTGACTAAAGCAACATTTTCTATGGACATACCAACCAAAGCAATCAAGATCTTGTCATACAAGAACGATGTTATTTTGGATCCTTTTGTTGGTTCGGGAACTACTTTAGTCGCGGCAGAAATATTAGATCGAAGATGGTTAGGAATTGAACTCTCACCAAAATATTGTGAAGTTGCAAAAAAAAGAGTTCAAACATTTGTTGATGAAAAACGAAAAATTAAAATTCAATTTTAATGATATTTATAATATATGAAAAATTATTTATTTACAAACAGACAACTTGAAAAAATTTTAGAAAACGTTCAAATTTGCGAAAACGAAAATGACGATCAGGGTGAAATATCAAAGACTGATATTGATAATTTTGATTCGATTGATTTTGATAGTAAACCCACAGATTCTGATGATCCAATATTAGATTTATTAAACTCGTTAACTTAGTTGAAGTATATCTCCTTCCTTTATATTATATTCTTTACAAGTATTTCCTGGTAATTCTAAAACCATATCGCCCTCACCTTCGAAATTATCACATTCATTAGTAAAACAAGGCTTACAATTGTGGTGAATTTTTAAAATTTTTTTGTTTTTAATGTGAATAATGTCTAAATGAACAATACAATTTTTCATCCAAAACGAGTGCGATAAATTTTTCATCAAAAATAACATTCCATTGTATGAACCATCAAATTTTTTTTTCATCATACCATTTTGTATGTCTTTGTCCAAAAAAACAGTTTTTAGATCGAAAAAATTATCATTTATCTTAGCTCTCATATTTATAAATATCAATGAAAAAATTTAAAAAAAATGCTGGAGTTATTTTAAAATGTAGAGATGAAGTTTTACTTTGTAAAAGATCTCCCGACAAATCTTTACCAAACATATGGTCAATCCCTTCCGGTGGTATTGAAAATGGTGAATCACCTGGATATGCCGCCATCAGGGAGTTTTATGAAGAAACAAATATTGAATTGAACACCGATTTAGATTTCATTGGATTTATTGATATTTTTTCAGAAGAAAAAATAAAAAAAGGTATTATGTTTGTTTTTTTACAAGAAACCAAAAATAAAAAAGAACCAAATTTGAATAAAGCTTCTGATGGACAAGAACATACCAAGTGTAAGTACTTTAAGAAAGAAAACATACCAAATCAAAAAGAAAACAAACAATTACTAGATATTTTGACCAAAATATTCGAATAATTTTTTTCTTCAAAAATATTTTATTATATTTGTAGAAATAAAACTCAAATGATAAAAACAACATTCAATCACAAAATAACCATTATAAACGAAAAGTTTGGAACTTTACTATCTGAAACATTTGTAGATTCTGTTCAGTTTAAAATTTTTCTGAAAATGGTTGACGGGGCTTTAAATTTAGGTGAAAACTTATCCTACTTTAATGGTGATACTTTTTTAGTTCACATTCCTCATAAAATTCTAAAAGAATCTGTTGTATTAACAAGTGTAGTTGAGTTAAATTTAGTAGAACAAGTAAGAAACAAAATTGAAACATTAGTATGAAAAAATTAATTTTTTTAGTTTTATTTATGGTTGTGGTATTGTTTTCATGTGCAAAACAAGAATTCAAACCCCAAAAACCCAACAATCCCATCGATTATATAACCGATTCAACCTACACCGATACGACAATAAGTTTAAAAAATACAGTTTGGGTTATTAAAAAAATATTAAATACAAACTACAATGAAGAACTCAGAAATGACACTCTTAAGTTTATTTCGTATAATAAATATAAATTTAATAATGTCGAATCGACATATCATATTTATAGAAACTCATTTGGATATACTTTGGTGTTAAATAACACAACTTGGGGACATCTCTCTGGAACAATTTATGATTATAATATTACTCAAGGCATAATTGAAAATATTGAATTCAAAAATTATTACAACAACAGTTTTTCTATTAGACTTTGGATTTACAAACAGTAGTTTTTCTTGTTTTTTAAAAAAATAAGATGGTGGATTAGATGACTAAATTTAGTGTCGACCCAAAAAAAGGTGAGAATTCTCACCTTTTTTCTTTTTTCATATATTTATATAAAAAAAATTAAAATATGAAAAATAAAATTGTTTTAACAGAAGAAGAATCAAATAGGATTTTATCATTACATAAGAAAAGAATACAAAAAGAAAGAAATCTAATTAACGAAGGTGAAACTTATAAAGATCCCGGACAATCTACAGGTAGAATCATGGCAGCTTCTGGTTCAGGTGCAGGAACAGGCGCTCTTATAGGGCTTGCAGCAGCAGGACCTGCAGGTGCGGCTGTGGGTGCTGTTATTGGAGCTGGTGTTGGAGCACTTGCGGGTTGGTTAACTACAGGGGGTGGATATGCCGATAGAGTTAGAAAGGCTTTTGTATTTTGTAGAAACAATAGACAAAACATGGGAAAACCTGTGAACAGTATTGAAACTCTTCGTGGGATTGCAGATAATTTTCATGCTGCTACTTCAGGTTTTGGTACAGATGAAAGATTGATACAGAACAATTTAAGAATGTTAAAAACAATTCCCGATTTATGTAAAATAAGCGAAATTTATCAACAAAGATTTAATGAAACTTTATTTGAAAACTTTGATGGAGACATTGATTTGGATAATGATTGGAGGGATTATGTTTGGATTCCTATAAGTGAGTTGGCAAAGAAAACTAAAAAAATACCTGATGAAAAACTCAAAGAAAATGCTAAAGCATGTGGTTGGGGTAATGATGTAGACGGATATAGGAACTCTGGATGGAGATGTCCAAAAGACAAATCAAAAAATGAAAAAGAAGAAAAGGCTAAAAGATGTGGTCACGCTAATTGGGAAGATTATAAAAATAGTGGGTGGAAATGTAATAATGTGGTACCAGACCCAGATCCACGACCACGAAGAGGTCAAAGATATTCTTTCAACTACCAAGACGCTTTAAATGCACTTAAAAAGAAAAAATGTTCTTCTGGATCAGGTGGTGAAGAAGGTGAAGATAATTTCACCGATGATTGGAAAGCCACTACAGAAAAGAAAGTAGACACTACGGTGACTACTGATAACTTCTCAAATTGGAGTAAATAAAAAAAAAATAATTATGAGTAAAATTCAAATAACCCAAAGACAATACAACAAATTAAAAGAAAATATTGTTGAATCCGCCTTACTTACTGAAGCAAGCAATACGTATAATGAAGTAATTACCATTCAAAGAGCTTTAAATAAATGTTTTTCTGCTGGTATAAGTGAAGACGGTATCTGTGGACCAAGTACCAAAAACGCAATCGAAAAATACCTTCAAATACCGGTTAGTATTGAGACATACGATTAACTCTTTCAAGATTCATGTTTAGATAAAATACCGTATCTTAAAAAATTTCAGTTATTAATTCAACTAAAGGGACATAGTTCCCTTTTTTTATGCATTTTTTTTTCTTAAATTTGTGTCATGGAAAAAGTATTATACATTGTCAGGGGTGTACCAGGATCAGGAAAAACGACATTAGCACAACAATTAACGGCAAATGTATTTGAAGCTGATCACTATTTTTATGATAATGATGGAAACTATAATTTTGTTCCTTCAGAAATAAAAGAGGCCCATAAAGAATGTCAGGAGTTTGTTGGACATGCCATGACATCAGGTATTAAAAAAATTGCGGTATCCAATACCTTCACACAAGAGTGGGAAATGGAACCGTACTTTAAACTTGCAAAAGAACATGGATATGTGGTCTTTAGTATTGTGGTTGAAAATAGACACGGTGGAGTTAATCAACACGGAGTTCCTGAAGATAAGTTAGAACAAATGAAAAATCGTTTTGAATTTAAGTTATGATGAAATTTGATAAAATATTAACAACTGGTAGAGTGTGGATAACATCCGACACTCACTACGATCACAAAAACATATGTCGAGGTATTACAAATTTTAGAACCCAAGATGGTCAAATATCTGCAGGATTCACAAGAAACTTCCAAAGCGTGTCTGAAATGAACGATGAGATTGTAAATAATATAAACTCCAAGGTTGGTCAAAATGATACTCTAATTCACTTGGGTAATGTTTCATTTGGTGGATTTGATAGGATTGGAGAGTTTTTAGATCGTTTGATTTGTAAAAACGTACACTTAGTTTTAGGTAATCATGATCAACATATTAAAAACAATAGGTTTGAAATCCAAACTAAATTCTTAAGTGTTAATCATTATTTGGAGGTAAAAATACATGATGTAAACTTTGTTTTATGTCACTATCCATTAGCTAGTTGGTACGGACTAAAAAAAGGTGTTATCCACCTTCACGGTCATGTTCACTTAAATGCAAAAAACAAATGGGGTAACGGTAAAAAGTTGGATGTTGGTATGGATGGAAATTCTATGCATCCCTATAGTGTTTCTGAAATTGTACACATGATGGACAAACGAAGTATAGGATCGGACATTTCAAATGATTACAACTTAGATGACCTAGTTGGAGTTGTTGGGTAAAACGACAACTCCAATATATTTATTTATATGAAAAAAATCATAATCACTAATAATCAACTCAAGTTAATTACTGAGGCCTTAGGGGTCCCTGATAATATATTAAACGCCGCTGATATGTTATATGATGTTGTTGAAAGAGATATTAAATCCATCGATACAAAACAAGATGAGTATACTTTTAATGGTAATATTCGATTTGAATTAGGAGACAAGAAAAAAGTTAAAATTGATTCATATAAACTCACTGTAAATCTTGAAAAAATTGATGGAGAGGAAGGAGTTTTAGATATAGTTCAAATGACCATGGGCGGATTTTTTGGGTTCGACAGAGATAAATTTATGAAACAAAATCAACCTTCGAGTACTTTGGAATTAATAATTACATTTGCGGTAGGAGACAATTGGAGACCCAAAGAACTTATAAAAAAAATGGAAGAAGAGAGGGATGAACATGTCTCTAGTTTAGCTCACGAAATTAAACACAAGTATGATAAACAATCCAAATTATATGGTTTGATTGGTCCTGACGCAGAATATCAAGCTATTCAAAAACGAGGAACTTTCGGAATACCAGTTTTAGATACAGTTTTTTTTAGATATATGTATTATATCTCGGGAATCGAAAACCTTGTTAGACCAACAGAGGTTGCTTATTCCATGAAAAGAAAAAATATCACAAAGTCTCAATTTAGAGAGTTTTTGGAAAATAACAGAGTTTATAAAGAATTATTAGAAATAAAAAACTTTACATATGATGATTTTATTAACCAATTAAAAGGAAGTGAAGATAGACTTAATGCACTTTTAGAGCACATAGGTGAGGAACCTTCCGAAATGAATATTGATGAAAAAATTAATAAAGTTTTAGAAGTGGCTTACATTGATTTGGTTAACAATAAAATGGAACTATTCATAAATATGACAGAGCACGAAAGTGACATAT